GAATAGGGAAGGGGTTACTGCGTGATGCGATCGGCCAGCGATATGGCAAGCATCAGAAGCGTGAAGGCCGCGAGTACTGGGAAGCTGCCGCGCCAGAAGATCATGCGCCGACGGCGTTGGCCCGCGGTCATGATCTTCCCGCTCTTTCGGCAAGCTCGCACTTGGCCGCCAGCTTCAGCAGATTCCTGCTTGTAGGCCTGAAGCCTTCTGTGTTTGGGTAGTGCGCATGCTGGTGGCCGTGCGGGTATTCCTCAAACGGTCCATGCCAAGGCCAGTGCATCAACCAAGATGCCCATGCGGTGTAAACATCGTTGCAGTCGCCTGAATAGGAGTCGTATTCGCCTCCGACGCTAAGGCAGTGGCGAACCCGGCTATTCTGCTCATACGCCAGCTCCGAATGTTCGCTATCGACCCAGGCTCGCCCGTAGCTTGACGGGTACAGCAGAACGAGGCGCTTGCTGAGCTTCTTTTCGATGCGAGCTTTCATGCACGCACCTCATAAGCCACTGTCCACTCCCCGCACATGCACGCACGCTTGCTCCAGGCATGAACGTTCTCGATCCCAGCATCATAAGCCTGAGACAGCGCGCCGGTTAGCGTGTGGTGGGTGAAGGCCAGAATGATTCGATCAGGCGGCAGTTCTTCCAGCTGCTCGTCGATCAGGGATTTCACGACGGGCGTGGTCATTGCGACACCTGCTTGCGGAAATTTGCCTGCTGGATCGCGATGGCGATGTCTTTGTAATCGGCGGATTCCACGGAGCCAAGGACGATCATCAGCTCTTGGATTTCCTGCTTTCTCTGGTCCTCCGCGATCTGCTCTGCGGTGCGGATGGGGCGAATGAAATTTGCAGCGATCCAGCCAACCTGATAATCGTCAAAGAAAGCGACATAGCTTTTACCGTCTGGGCTATGGCCACAAATGGTAGTTTCGATCCATGTGCCAATTTTATTTCGCTCACACACCATCCCAACAGGCGGCAGGCCTTCGCCATTCCACGCCGGAGACTTGAGCGAATCAACCGCAGCCTGCCACTGATCTCGGGTGACAATCGCATCGCGGCAGTCATCGGCAAGTTCGCAGTTTGTTAAAGGGTCTATAGCGGTCCAAACGCCCCTGCCAAGATACCAACCACCAAGAGAGTCATTTCTGATGGTGTTTTCTTTTGGGCCGACCAGCAAAAATATGCGTCCGGAGTGGTGCCCCTTATGGTCCTGCACGGCATGCGTTGCGTCTTTAGGCCAGACCTTAATTTTCGTAGCCAAAATTTCTACCAACTTCATGCCGCTCTCCTTGGCGCACACAGAACAGCTTTCCGCTGACGGGCGCAGTAATGGTTGAATTCTTCGAGGGTGATGGCGTTGTCGAGCCAGAAAGCAGTGATCCGACGCAGCGCTTCCACGCCGAGAGGATCAGGGCTGTCGTAATCACCAATGACATCAATGAACTTATCGATGAGGACGTGCGCGCTGATGGTCACAGTTCGGCATCCTCGAAATCGGCGATGACACCGTCTGCCGCAAGGGGCCGCAAAAGTCCCTCTGCAATTTCAAACAGCTTGCCGCGCGGATGACTGGTGCCGATCAGGTAACCCGCCAGAGAGCCGCTGGCCCTGCCGAAGAAGTTGCCCAGCACCAACTGGGCAAACAGGTCTTCTCGGTCTTCACCGTCGATCTGGCGCTGGTTCAGGCGGTCTTGCAGGGCGGTCAGGTACTCCGCGTGAGTAACTGACCGCTCGGGATGTCCTCGCCGCTTGAACTTGATATCAGCGCCGTGGACCAGCAGATCAGAATTGTTCTCGATCCAGAGTCGCTGGGGATTGGTAAGCGGGATGTATGTCGTGCCTGTAGGAGGCAACACCTTTGCTGCTGCGTTCATGATTGCCTCCAGGGGCTGGGTTATGCGGTGGGCGGGGCAGGAGTATCGAACCAGCGGATCGGTCGAGCTGCGTACTGGTGGCGGCACTTCTGATAGCTCGCAAGCGCCCATCCACCATGAGAGTTAACTCGTCCAACTCGCTGAGAACCGTCTTCAAGCTGGATAGGCACATCCCTGTATTCCTCGGGAAGCCTTTCGCTGCACTTGATCCATTCACTCATCACTCAATCCTCAGTAAGTGAACTCCTTCGACTGAACACTCAAGAACGGATAGAGGCCATACAGGCACCGGAGAGGGTTCAGGCGGAGAGGTTCGGGGTGTGGGGAGGGTTCCGCACGTGCGGGCAGGGCGGGATTAAGGAGTTACCGCCGCGTCTTTCAGGGTGGTTTGAGTCATCCCCTGTCTGACTACCGGCGTGATGGGGTTAGGCTGCGAGCCTGTCCATGCGCTGGTTTTTGATGCAGATAGCCGGTGCCAATCCCGGCATTCACTGTTTCCGGGGAAGACCCCCTAAGTCTTGTGCGGCACTGACGGGCCTGCGCATGGCGGCGCTATTCATCTGCTTTGCTGCGTTGATGCAGGGGGCCGCTTTCGCGGTGTGTACTCGTCCGCATCGGGCAATGGTTTCTGTCGGGCTCGAACGACCTATGTCCAACCTAATCGATGTCATGGGAAACCATTCCCCGATGCGCTCTCATAGAGAGGTTCGGGCAGTTTTCGTCAG